GCGGTATCAGCGCGTCGCCTCCGACAGTTGATCGAATACGGAAAAAACCAGCGGTTTTCGATCGAGATTGAAGGATTCGACGTCGCGCGCGGCGCGGCTGATCTTTTCCCATACCTCCGCTAGCCGCGCAAGTTGGGCCAGATCGGCGTTGGTCACGTCGCCGCGCAACTTGCCGGTCACCCAGCGGTCGACGCTGTCGGTGAATGCTGCGAGCGTCGATCGATCGCTGCCGCCGAGCGCGTCGCCGAGAGCATGCAGTTGACGCCGATCGACATGAGGCAATGCATCGAGCAGTTCAGCCGTCCGCTGATGCAGCTTGAGGGCGTTGCCGCCCATGAGGCCGAGCGCCCGCCCCACGCTGCCCTCGGAGACTGCGGCGGTCTCGATCACCGCCGGCGCATCGGCCGCCACTCCCGTTGCCGCCGCCACGGCGGCCATGACATCCGGCGGTGTCAATGGCCGCAGCGCCAACCTGCGGCATCGCGACTGGATGGTCGGCAGCACCTTGCCGGGAGCATGACTGAGCAGCAGCAGGATCGAGCGGCGCGGCGGCTCCTCCAAAATCTTGAGCAGCGCGTTGGCGGCGTTGGCATTGAATTCGTCGACCGTGTCGACGATGCAGACGCGCCAGCCATCGACCGCCGCCGTGGAGCCGAAAAACTCGATGGTTCGGCGCGTATCGTCGACCGTGATGAAATTGCGCAGCACACCCTTTTCGTTAAGACCGCGCTGCAATGTCAGCAATCCGCCATGCGCGCCCGATGCCATCTGCCGCGCCACCGGATGGGATTCATCGACGTGAAGCGACGAGGCTTGCTGCACCTCCGGCGCGGCCGGGTCGCGATGCGCCAGCACGAAGCGCGCCATCCGGTACGCCAGCGTTGCCTTGCCGATCCCCTGCGCGCCGCCGATCAGCCAGGCGTGAGGAATGCGACCGCTGCGATAGGCATCGAGTAGCGTTTGCTCGGCCTCGCGATGGCCGAACAGCGCCGTAGTCAGCCGCGGTTCGCGGCTCTCGATCGTTGTTTCCGTCGCCCGCGCGCTCATGATGGCTGCGCCTCAGTCGGCTTCGTGAGCAATCGCCGCTGATACAACGCCGACCATATGGCATCGGTCACATGTTCGCGCGGTTGGGTGGCGTCAATAACAATGCAACGCTCCGGTTCGCGGGCCGCAATCGCGCGGAATCCCTCTCGCAATTTGCGATGGAAGTCGACGTTCTCGGCCTCAAAACGATCGGGCATATCCGCACCACGGCGACTGGCGGCGCGCTGTATCCCGACTTCGACGGGAACGTCAAGGATGAAGGTCAGATCGGGTTTCAGCGATCCGATGGTGACGCGCTCCAGGGCGTCGAGTAAACGCAAATCGACCTTTCCCGCATAGCCTTGGTAGACCCGCGTTGAATCCGCGAAGCGGTCGCACAGCACCCAAATATTTTGTGCCAGCGCCGGTTCGATCACATTGCGGACATGGTCGTCGCGCGCAGCGATGAACAGTAAGGTCTCGGCCTCCGCGCCAAGCATCTTGCCGACGCCCGCCAGGAGAACGTGGCGAATGATTTCGGCGCCGGGCGAGCCGCCCGGTTCGCGCGTTACGATGGCACGTAGCCCCTCGGCGTCAAGCCGTTCCGCGAGCAGCCTGATCTGGGTGGATTTGCCGGAGCCCTCGCCGCCCTCGAAGGTGATGAAGCGGCCGCGCGTCGCCGTATTTGCCGCACTGATTTCCGCCGCCATCAGAGTTTCTCGATGCCCGCGCGGAACATGCCGATCATCAATTCGCTGGCGCCATCGAAAGCGCGTTGCATGGTGGTGCCGGTCCCCACCGCATCGAGCGCATAGAGCGGCTCCTCGACCGCGACGTTCGCGCCACGCCACACCTTGATCGAGCCGATGCGTTGCCCGGCCTCGACCGGCGCGCGGACGGGGCCGGCATAGACGATCCGCGCCAGCAGCTTGTCGCTGCCATTCTTCTGCACCATCACGCGGACCGGCTCCGTGGTGGCCACCCGCACCCAACGCTGCGTCCCGCCGAACACCTTGGCGGAGCCGACCGGCGCCTTGGCCGCGAACAAAGTACGGGTTTCGAAATTGCGGAAGCCCCATTCCAACAGCTTCTTGGCCTCGGCGGCGCGATCGTCCTTATCCTCAAGGCCATTGATAGCGACGATCAGGCGGGTGCCGTTCTGCACGGCGGAGCCAACCATGCCGTATCCGCCTTCCTTGGTGTAGCCGGTTTTCAGTCCGTCCGCCCCTTCCAGCGATTTCAGCAGCGGGTTGCGGTTCTGCTGCCGGATCTTGTTCCAGGTGAATTCGTGCTGACCGAACAGCTTGTAGAATTCGGGATAAGTGTGAATGATGTGGCGCGCGAGCTGCGCCAATTCGCGCACCGTCATCTTGTTGTCGGGGTCGGGCAGCCCCGTCGAATTGCCGAATGTCGACCGCGTCAATCCGAGTTCGCGCGCCCGCTTCGTCATCACCTCCGCGAACGCCTTTTCGCCGCCGGCGATGCCTTCTGCCAGCACCATGCACGAGTCGTTGCCGCTCTGGATGATGGCGCCGTGCAGCAGGTCGTCGACCGGGACGTTGCTGTGGATCGCCGCGAACATCGTCGAGCCACCCGCCGGCGCACCGCCCTTGCGCCACGCGTTTTCGCTGACCTTGAATTCGTCGGTCAGTTTCAGTTCGCCCCGCTTGATTGCATGAAAGACCACCTCGACGGTCATCAGCTTCATCATGCTGGACGGCGCGCGGAGTTCGTCGGCGTTCTTTTCGAACAGAACGCTGCCGCTGTTGGCGTCGATCAGGATCGCGGTCGGCGCGTCGGTGTTGAACCCCTCATCCTTCTTGGCGCCCTGCACGCTGTTGTTGGCCGCATAGGCCACCGTTGCGAACGCCAACCCACACGCGACGAGGCCGGCCAGCGACCACCGCCAAAGGCCGGATTTCCGCGTTTGAGAGGGATGGAATCGTTGGTGCCGCATGCCGCAATGTCCTGATCACTCAAGTCTATCAGCGCGGTATTGCCGGAACAACACATGGCGGAAAATGGCCGTGGGAACGCCCGGTTGCGAGGCGGTGCTATCGCCCCTATCGTTCCGTCCGCCGTTTCCAGCCTCTCCCATAAAGGTCGCTCGCGATGTCCTCGAACAAAACCCTGAGCGTCAATGGCATCGAGATGTTCGTGCGCGAACAGGGCCAGGGGCCACTGGTCCTGCTCTGTCATGGATGGCCGGAACTGTCCTATTCTTGGCGGCACCAGATGATGCCGCTTGCCGCTGCGGGCTATCGCGTCGCCGCGCCGGATATGCGCGGCTTCGGCCGGACCAGCGCGCCCGCCGATATCAACGCCTACAGCATCTTCGATCTCACCGGCGACATGGTCGCGCTGGTCGGAGCCCTCGGCGAAAAGAGCGCGGTCATCGTCGGGCACGACTGGGGCGCACCGGTGGCCTGGCACGCCGCCTTGTTCCGACCCGATATCTTCACGGCCGTCGCGGGCTTGAGCGTGCCGCCGCCATTGCGCGGTCGCGGCCGCCCGCTCGAGACGCTGCGCAGCAACGGCATCGATAATTTCTACTGGCAGTATTTTCAGACCCTCGGCGTTGCGGAATCCGAATTCGAACGCGACGTCGCCTTCACCATGCGCGCCGTGTTCGCCCGTGGGTTCACCGACCCTGACGCCTCGCTGTTCGTGCAGGAGGGTAAGGGCTTTCTCGGCGATCCATCCATCGCGCGGGCATTGCCCGAGTGGATCACCGAAGCCGAACTGGCTGAGTTCATCACCGCCTATCGCGCATCCGGATTTCGCGGCGGCCTGAACTGGTATCGCAACATCGACCGGAACTGGGACCTGACCGCGCCATGGCATGGCGCCCAGATTCATCAGCCGTCGCTGTTCATCGCCGGGACCGAGGATTCGGTCATCAAGGGTCTGATCGGCGCCAAGCGTGTGCACGATCTGGAGCGCGTGCTGTCCAACCTCAAGCAAAAATTGCTGATCGAAGGCGCCGGCCATTGGATTCAGCAGGAACGTCCGGCCGAGGTCAACGCGGCGCTGATCGCGTTTCTGTCCGAGGTGACGGGGCGTCGCCCTTAATACAGCCCGCGCCCGGACAAAATCTCGCGCGGGCTTTCGTGCTGTTCGACCGGCGCATAGGCATCGGCAACGCGGCTCGCGGCCACGTGGCTGCGCCCGCCATAGCTGACGGCACGCGGATTTTCGAGCGGCGCACGATCGATCCGCGCCACGCGCGACGATGACATTTCCGATGTCGCATTGGCGGAATTGGCGTCAGCAGCGGTATTGCCCAGGCTATAGGGTCGCTCTTCCGGCATCGGAACATTGCCGCGCACGATCGTCGTGGAGCGCGACATCTCCGGAACGAACGGGCGCGCTGACGCCACCCGAACAGTCGACGGCGACGGCGCAGGCTCGCCGGTTCGGAGCGTGGCCATTAGTTGGCGGTCGTCCGAACCTTCCAGCGGCGCGCGGCCAACGTATTCGACGCGAACGCGAGCGACGCCGCGCCCCTTGAAATCCAGGAGATGCGCCGCCTTGTTGGAAACATCGATAATGCGATTGCCGTGATACGGCCCGCGATCGTTGACGCGAACGATCAGCGACTTGCCGTTGCTGAGATTGGTGACGCGTGCATAACTTGGGATCGGCATGGTCCGGTGCGCGGCGGTCAGCGTATCCATGTCGAAGATTTCGCCATTCGCGGTCAGGCGCCCGTGGAAGTCATCGCCGTACCACGACGCCATCCCCTCTTCGCGATAATGCGGGTCTTCTTTCGGGACGTAGACACGGCCGCCGACAGTGTACGGTTTACCGACCCGATAGGTGCCGCCGCCCTTCGGCACCGGCTCACCGAACGCAACTACCCGCGGGCTGCTGGACACGCCGTACTTGGGATCGACGCGGCTGAATTTTCCGGAAGAGACACAATTGGCGAGCAACAGGCAGGATCCGACGGCGACAACAGCGCGCGTGGTTCCGATCACCCTCGTAGAATAGCGAATCCCCATGTGCCCCAAAATACCATTTAGATGGTCCAAGCCCTAACGTGTCTAGCTTGGCACCCCAATTCCCCAACTCGCTCCCTGTACGAGAGCGAGGTTAATATACCGCAGTCCGATCAAGGCGGAAATTGGGTGGCGCATCGGACGTGGTAAACCATTGGTTGCCTCTCGCCATCGGTGAGGTTGCTTGAAGGGTTACTTGCCCGGCTCCTGACGGCTGATGGCCCAGACATAGGCCGCCACCGCATCGACATCCGCAGGCTCCAGATCGCCATCCCGGCCCGGGGCCACGGCCATATTATGCAGGATCGACCGCTTCAACTCTTTGACGCTGCCATCGCTCCAGATGAACATGCCGGCCGTCAGGTCATTCCCGTTCGTCGTTCCCTTCCCGTCGATACCGTGACAGACGCTGCATTGTCCGTTCGCGGCGTCGCCATGAAAGACGCGATCGCCATGCAATATCTGGTCGCGGCTGAATCCCGCTGGCACTGGTAAGCTATCGACCGGCGGGCGTAACTGGTCCCTGTACATGCTGAGCGGCGGCGTCACGAGTTTGAGTTCCTGCTGAACCGGCTCCGCTTTCGACGCCGCAATTTGCGCGAAGAGCAACGCACAAGCGGCCACGGTCAGAACGACTGGACGCGCTCCCATGGATCATCTCCCGGAATGTTCCATCCTGGCGGCCAAAGCGATCGGCGACCAAGGTTTTCCTGGCCTGCCGCGTATCATCGTAACATCGATCGCCGCCCCTTCAAGGTCATCCGAATCCGGAAACACCGCCACGCCACCCGCGCCCGCGATCTCTCTTATCCTGTCGGCAAGCGGATTTTGGGCCGCCAGCGCACGTTGACGAGGCATTGCGGCCTGCAATAAGTAGGCGCACGAGTTTTTGGATCGCAAAGCGGCGGCACTTGGCTTTTCCAGCCATCGCGCTTTCTAAGCGGTCGCAATCAATCGGAAGGGTGGCCGAGTGGTTTAAGGCACCGGTCTTGAAAACCGGCGTGCCCGCAAGGGTACCGTGGGTTCGAATCCCACCCCTTCCGCCACCAAGCCCTCTACAGCACTCCACCCACATCTATAGCCATCCAAATAGTCCCGTTTTTATCAAGACTTATATTCTATTCGCCTCTGTACGTGTCCGCCTAATCTTACTACAATCCACGAAATCGACGTGGGTTGGGACGTGGGTTTAGGCGGACACTTTGAGGTTGGTCATGGGAAACCTGACGGCGCTTCGGGTTAAAGGTGCAAAGGCCGGCGACAAGCTCAGCGACGGCGACGGTCTCAGGCTTGATGTCGATAAGAACGGCAACGGCAGTTGGGTCTTCAGATTCAAGTCGCCGGTCACCGGTAAGGAACGATTCATGGGGCTTGGCCCTGCCCGCGACGTATCGCTGGCGGGTGCGCGCGAGGCCGCGGGTAAAGCGCGGGCGCTGGTGCGCGAGGGTGTTGATCCGATCGCGGCACGGCAAGAGCGGCGCGCCGCTGTGAAGATCGAGGCCGCCCGATCGGTGACGTTTCGCAAATTCGCCGAGGGGTACATCGACGGCAAAGAGGCCGGATGGAAGAACGATAAGCACCGGCAACAGTGGCGCAATAGTTTGCGGGATCACGCTCACCCGCATATCGGCCATCTCGCGGTCGCTGACGTCGATACGGCGGCCGTCCTGTCGGTGTTGCAGCCTATCTGGACGACGATACCTGAGACCGCGCGCCGGGTCCGTGGCCGCATTGAAATGATCCTGAGCGCGGCAAAAGCGCAAGGGCTACGCTCTGGTGAAAACCCGGCGCTATGGCGCGGCCATCTGGATCAGATCCTGGCACGTCGAAAAAAATCGAGCATCAAGCATCACCCGGCGCTGCCCTACGCTGAGATGCCGAAATTCTGGAAGTCGCTGGCGGCAGATACGTCCGACGGAGCGCGGATGCTCCGCTGGATTATCCTGACGGCGTGCCGCTTCAATGAGGCGCGCGACATGGACGCTTCCGAGCTGGCGGGCGATCTGTGGACGATTCCTGCCGTTCGGATGAAGGCCGAGCGGCCCCATCTGGTGCCGCTGACATCGCGGGCACTTGAGCAGTTGCCGTTTCGTCCGGTGAGCGACGTCACGCTGACGAACTGCATTCGACGGCATACCAACCTGCCGGCGTCGACACATGGAATGAGATCGACGTTTAGGGACTGGGCCGGTGATTGCACGAACTTTCCGCGCGAGATCGCCGAGATGGCACTCGCCCATGAAGTCGGCGACGACACCGAAGCGGCATACCGGCGCGGCACGGCGTTGGCGAAGCGGCGCGAATTGATGGAGCAATGGGCGGCCTACTGCATTGGGAGCGCAAAGTGAGAGGCCGCCCTAAGACCGACGACGTGTCCAAGCGGCGCAGTCGCGCCAGCAGGGATTTGAACCAACTCGCAGCGTGGCTCATGGTTGAGGTCAGGCGGCGCGCCGGATCATCAAAATTGCTGTCTGTCAGTCGTGCATGCGAACTAATCGTTAAAGACGCCATCGCGTTGCGCGGTCGTGCTCCGCAGCATGTGCAGGAGGCGATGGACGCTCACGACAGGCGATTATTGAATGCGAAGACGCTGCGCAAACAATACATCGCGGCGCAAACAACCATCGAGAATGATCCTCATGTGGCGGCGTATTGCGAGCGGGAACTTGCTGCGATGCTAGAACGAAAGTTGAGACAGTAAAATCAAGGCTGCTGTTATTGCCCTTCTCGCGGACGTAGTTCTGTAGACGCGGACCCGATTGAAACAGGGCAATACGATGTTTACCAAGAAAAACTCTTCCGAGAGCGCGTCTATCGCGGTTGAGCGCGCTACGTACTCAATCGACGAATTCTGCACGGCGCACGGAATCGGCAAAGCGCATTTCTACGTCATGCGGAAGCGCGGCGATGGCCCGCGCGTGATGAAGGTCGGAACCCGGACGCTGATCTCAGTCGAGGCCGCCGCGGAATGGCGGCTGGCACGGGAGGTCGCATGAATCATGAGCGACCAAAAAAGAGAAAGCCCCGCTGCCGCTGCGAACGGTAGCGAGGCCCAAAAAGATCAGCTCACCTGCGTGATCGACAAAACAAATAACAATGATCGCGTCGCGCAACAAGCCAAATCACTGACGGAAAAACTCGGCGGCCGCTGGCGCCCCGAACGCAACGTCGGCCTCGGGATTGAATGCCCGGTGTGTCAGCGGTTATCGCTCGCCATCGAAGTCGGTGAACGCTCGATCATAGTGCGATGCAGTCGCTTCTGTGACCGGCGCGCAATCCTCGCATGTCTTCGAAAGCGTCATCTTCTATGTGATGAGGTGGCGCGATGACCGCACCTCACCTGAACAACCCTGTCCCGTTTTGATCGTGGAATATCAAAATGGGCGGGCCACCGAACCGACGGCCGAGCCCGGCCCAGGTTGAGGCCGGGCATCGTGAAGTCGCGCGACGGTGGAGCCGTCGCGAAAAAGCCGCGCGCGACGGTAAGTCTGAGCTGCCGCGCGGGCAGCGCATTGCCACGATAAGATCACGTGAGATGCGCCGGATCTTCGACGCTCGCTACGGTCTGGGCGGAGAACTGCCTGACGATGATGCCGGCCTCGGAGATCTCGAACTATTGGTCGCCGTGGACGCCGCGGCCGGAAAAGATGTCAGGGCGGCCATCAAGACATTCGCCCCGTGGTGCTCGGCCGCCGAAGCGGACCGGCTGGTGTGGTCCGCCGGCGCCTATCCAGTATTCTACACCGCCGATGAGATCGCAGAACGGCTCAACCTCACATACGCTGAGCGGCAAATGATCGGCCTCACCACCATCGGCGCCATCGATTGCGACAAGATCGAACGTGAACGCCTGCGATCGGAACGGCGCAATATCCTTAAGCGCCAGCGACGCAAAGCGGCGCGGAAAATGAAGCCGCGAGATGCTGCCGTTCTGTCCCTGATCGGCGATGCCGAGATCGGCGCGGCCGATGTTGCCGAGCTTGCCCGCCGCCATGAGGCGTTCACCGGAGTCGAGGCCGCCTCGCTCAAGATGATCGTCCATCGCACTATCGATCGCCTCGCCGCGGCCGGACTTCTCACCACCCGATCTGAAACCTCGCCGCGAGGTGGCCAGATCAGGTTTGTCCGCCGATCGGAACCCAAGTTTCTATCGTGACGGCAATAGCAATAATCGCGCCTCGCGCGCGCCAGCGCGGTGTCCGACCTCCGAACGGCACAGCACCTGGGATCAATCACCTCTCATTGGAATGACGCCGCCATCGGGCGCCGCCGGAGGCGTAGCTCACGCGAAGCCGACGCCGGCGCATAACCGAGATCCGATATCACCCGCTCGGCCGATCGCTCGCTTGAGGCTCGCTCCGCCTCGCTGCGAGCGCGTAACACTTTACGGCACCAGCGTATTATATTGGTGGTGCCAAAAAGTGTTACGCGTACTTATTCAATGTTTTTGGGCATTTCTTTCATCAAGCATCAATGTTATGCAATAAATACACGGGTTCTTGTTGCCATTTAGGCTGGTGCCAAAAAGTGTTACGCTTAGAAATGCCGATATCATGCGGGTTTCTTTGATCGCGATTAGAGAAGCGCCTGTGACACTGGACTAACTTCAATCCTGCGGCCTCGTTTAATTGCTTTGGTCGCGGTCGGAGTTGGCGGAATAGACCCGATCGCCACGCGCACCGCTTTGGAGAATTTTACCGGTCACCCAGAATGGCTACGGTTCCTTCGGAATCATGAGATCGCGAGCGACCACGCCGCTCGGTCCGAACATCCCTGCGGCTGCGACACACATCTCCGTGTCGTCTAACTGATTGCTGTTCTCTTGTGCCGCCAACACAAGTTTTTCAAACGTGGGCCAGTCCGCCCCACCGGGGCTAATGTCTTGCGTTTTGATGTGAAAGAAATCCATCGCCGGGGCGACCATCGATGGGTTTACTGTCCATTCTTTGCACCGCGCGGCGACCACAAATGCATTTGCGAGATTATCCAGAAATTTGTTTTTAAACGCTTCCTGCGAAATTGCTTGGCCGGCGATCAAGCTCAGTGCCGCTGCGATCGCGATTGTTGTAATTTTCATGTGCAGTACCCCTCCCCGGCGCGGCGGAAGCTGAGAGTCATCCTGCGGCACCACCAAGATGATCATCCCGCCGCGCCCCTTGCACAAGGCGCTTGAATGTTTGGTTGGCCGGATGCACGGCCCTCACTTCACGAATTTGCGAAACTTAGGAGTTTTGCAAGAAAATATTGGACATGAAAAAACAATCGCTTATCCTTTGCGAAACTTAATTGCAAAAATGGGTATGGATATGGCCATCATCGGATATGCAAGGGTGAGCACTCAAGATCAGCATCTCACCGGCCAATTGGAAGCTCTGAAAGCCGCCGGTGCGGAGAGCATCTTTCGCGAGAAGATCAGCGGTGCCCGTGCTGATCGGCCGCAATTGGCCAAGCTCATGGCCTCGCTCAACGCCGGCGATGTCGTGGTGGTGACGAAACTGGACCGTCTTGGCCGCTCCACTCGCGAACTTCTCGATCTCATTGAGCGTATCGGTGATGTTGGCGCATCCTTCCGATCCCTTGGTGATCCGTTGTGGGACACATCCAGTTCGCAAGGCCGCCTGCTCTCGACACTCTTGGCCGCCATCGCGGAGTTTGAACGCGATCTCATTCGTGAACGCACCGGTGATGGCCGCAAGAGAGCTTTGGCCGCCGGTGTGAAGTTCGGTCGCAAACCGAAACTGTCCGACTTCCAGCGGAAAGAGGCGCTGAAACGTCGTGCGGCTGGTGAAACGCTAGCAGAGATCGCCAAGAGCTATGCCGTCGACATCAGCATGATTTCGCGGTTGAGCTGACACCCTCATCACGGCCGCTTGTGCGGCTGTTACCATCTTGGTGAACACGACGATGTGTCCGCGAGTGAACTAGGCGAGAACTAGACTCGCCGCTTCGTCGGGCTGTATGATAGCTGCCATTCACCACATCTTCGGCGGCCGCTCCGCGTGATGTAACCTTGAGGTTACTACGCGTGCCAACCAGCTCACCCGCCCCAGCATCATCCGACACCACCGAGCCCCGCCTTCTCCGCGGCAAAGCGCGGATGATACAGATCGCCCGCGAGGCTGAGATCGAACGGAAGGCCGAGGAAGCGAAGCTGATCGCCGATCTCGGCCGAGAGCCTTCGGGTGCAGAGCGATTGCTTGTCGAGAGTGCCGCTGCCCTAACCGTGCGCGCTCGGCGCCTACGCCTGCAAGGACATGGCAGCGCCGCCGAGGATACCACGCGCCTGCTTATCCGCACGCTCGGCAAGCTCGGCATCGCCGAGGGCAAGGCTGCCCCTCCGAAGTCGTTCGAAGAACGTCTTGCGGACCATATTGCAGCCCGCAGAGCGGCCGACGCTGCGTCCGGTGGTGAGGTGGCACCTGACAAAGATCAGCGCACCAGCGACGGCGCTGATCGACATGGCGAGGCCCCCCGATGATCCTCGCCAGCGACTTCCTCCCAACTCTGAGCTGGATCGACGGCAAACCGCTTAGGATCGAGCGATATCGCCTCAGCATTCTGACACGCGCCCTTGATGGGCGCTTGCCGGATGGCTCGCCTGCATACAGCCTGGTGCTAGCCGGTCGAGGAAAGAAAAACTGCAAGAGCCTCGATCTCATTCTCGCGGCTCTGTTCTGCTTGATGTGTCGAGAGCCGCCGCAGGGCTCGGATGTCATCCTGATCGCAAATGATGAAGGTCAGGCCGGCGATGATCTCGATCTCGCTAAAAAGCTGGTTGGTATCAATCCGCACCTCGCTGAGAGCCTAGAAATCCTATCGAAGGAAATCAGGCGCCGCGATGGTCGCGGCACGATGTATATTCTCGCCAGCGGCAACGCCGCCGGTGCACACGGCAAAACCGCACAATTCATCGGCTATGACGAAATTCACGCCTTCCGTGATTGGGATCTCATGGAAGCCCTGCAACCTGATCCAACGCGCCGGGATGTGCTGCAATGGATTACCAGCTATGACTCGATCTATGACGTCGAGGGTTGTCCACTTCACGATCTCAAAAAGATCGGCATAGCCGGTAGCGATCCGAGAATGTTGTTCTCGTGGTATAGCGCCGAGTATTGCAACGATCCGAATTTCGCGACTCTTCCGCCAGACGAACGCGCCAATCCGTCAATGGATAGCTGGCCCGAAGGCAAGCGATATCTTGAGCAACAGCGCCGACGGCTACCGTCCGCACGTTTCCGTCGTCTGCATCACAATATGCCCGGCGCACCGCAAGGTGCATTCTTCGACCAAAGCACGGTCGAGACCGCGATTGTTGCCGGACGCCATGCGCTCGATCCCGTCGATGGCATCGATTATTTCGCGGCGGTGGACATGTCCGGCGGCTCGAGCGACGACGCCGTGCTCGCGATCAGCCATTGGGATGGTTCGAAGGCTGTTCTTGACCTCCTGATCGAGCAAGCCGATGCGCCGCCCTTCAATCCACGGCGAGCCGTCGCGCGGTTCGCCGCGACGTGCCGGCGCTATCGCTGCACCGAGATCACCGGTGATGCTTATGCCGGTGAGACCTTCCGCAGCGACTTCTCCGAGCATGGCATCACCTACAAAGTGGCCAAGCAAACCCGAACCGACATCTATGAAGATATGGAAGTTGCGCTTAATGCCGGCCAAGCGGAGCTGTTAGATTCGCCAAAACTGCATCGCCAGATGCTGACGATTGTCCGTCGTGGTGCCACGCTGGATCACCAGCCCGGACAACATGATGACTACGTCACCGCCGCCGCGCTTGCTGTGGTGCTGGTCAATCCGGATGTTGGTGGCGGCTCCGCGGTCGGCTGGCTTGCGTACTATAAGCGGCTCAGCGAGAGCGCCGATGCTCCACCACCGGCACCGGAGCTGCCACCGGTCTCGACTCAGTTTTCCTACACCTTCGCGCCTGCATCGGTCCCAGCAGCCGGCTTGGTCCGCGTCGTGGCGCCGGATGGCTTGACGCCTTCGGTGTTGCTCGGCGCCAGCGGCCGCCAATATGGCGCCGCCGTGATCGATGGTCGCTGGACCTTCGACATGCTGCCAGACGATGCCAAGGCGCTGTGCGCCGGCGGCCTGCCGTCAAATCTCGCGTGGCGCGAAGCCAATCCCGCCATTGTCGCCCAGCTCGGCGTGGTGCCGCCGCTATCGGCTGGAGTCCGTGTCGTCGATCTATTGCAAGCCGCCGCTGATGCCGCACCACGTCACCCCGCCGACAGGGGCGGTATCAGCACTGACACCATGACGTTGTTCGGAGCCTCACGATGAAACATCAGCAAGCCTTCGATGAAGCGGCCGACAGATTCGAATCCATTATCTCGGCCAAGATCCAGCCCCAACTTGCGAAGGTCGCGACCGCTGATGCCGCGCTAGCAAAGCTCGATGCCGATGACCTCAAAAGGAGCGCGGCGGAACAGGCGGAAATCCTGCGAAAACGGATCGCGTTGCTCCGCAGTCGCCGCGCGGATGTTGAGATCCTGGCCGATGCAATCAATCAAGCCCGCGCCGCGCTCGACGACATATCATGCTCTAACGCCGCAAAATCGATGTCTGGCACGATGGCCGATCTCCGCCTCGAGGCAGCTCTCCACCGCGAGGCCGACATCCAGAAGATGATCGACGATACCAAGGCCGAGGTCCGGAGCTGTCGAAAGTACACGTCCGTTATCGTCGATAAAGCGGCCGACCCAGTGCTTAGCGGCGGCAACTTCGTCGAGGCGGTCAGGCGCGGTCTTGTCATCCCGTTCCGGCCGCGCGGCGCCACGGCCACTGACCTCAACGCCGCAGTATCCGACACGATCCAGCGTCACCGCACCGATATCTAAAAACGGATGGAGAGCCCGATGGAGATGACCTTTGAAGAATCCGAAAAGCTCCGCGCCAAGCGTATCGCCGGCATGAGCACGAGCGAGATCGAATCTGCATTGCTCCGATTGCCGGTGACGCCGTCGAATGATGAAGATCTTCTAGAGCGTGCCGCGCTGACCTGGCGACGCTTGGAGATCGAGAACGCGGCGCGGGTAGCATTGCAAAATCAGAAGCCCCAGAGAACCGACCTCGTCGAGGTCACCGTCCCGCCCGGTTGTGCGACATGCCTCCAGAGCCTCGATGGCTCTTGCTACTTCTACGCGGAAGAGTCCGAGTCTGGGCAGATCGTGATCAAAATGCCGTGGGCGGAATTCCGCGCGCTGGCCATGTCCATACCAAATGGCGGTGGCTACAGCGGCGGCGTTTGGGCCGACTTGAATCCGCACCTGATTGATCGATTCCCCAAAAACCCGTTGCCGGCCTTGGCAGGACCACCCCAATGAGTGCCGCGCTTCTGTTCGTTCCGCTCAGGAAGGTCGACGCGAAACAGCGCATGGTCTACGGCACCGCGATCGTCGAGATGCCGGATCGGGCTGATGAGATCTTCGACTATAAATCCTCGAAGCCTGAATTTGAGAAGTGGTCGGACGATGTCGCGAAGTCCAGCGGCGGCAAATCGCTCGGCAATGTCCGTTCCATGCACAGCAATGTCGCCGCGGGCAAGCTCACCGGCATCGAGTTCGATGACGAGCGCAAGGCCATCGACGTCACCGCGAAGATCGTCGACGATGATGAGTGGCGCAAAGTCGAGGAAGGCGTCTACACCGGCTTCTCGATCGGCGGTCGCTACATCAAGCGTTGGCAGGACGGCAAGCTAAAGCGTTACACCGCTCGCCCGAGCGAGGTCTCGCTGGTCGACGTGCCGTGCGTGCCGAATGCCACGTTTTCCTTCGTGAAAGCAAGCGGCGTCGAAGATCGTCGCAAATTCAAGAGCGATCGCGACTTGCTCAACAAGACGTTCGCAGCACAGGCCAGACATATCGATTCAAACCGTCGGTTCGAAAGGATCTGCCGATGACCGTCAAGGTCGCCAAGCGCGATATTCTTTGGTCTGGCCAGACGCTGGTGCGCGTGCCCGGCCGGCGCCAGCGGATATCAGCTTGCGGCCGATTGATCCCCGTCACCGAGCGCGACGGCCAGCTCTATGCCAAGGTGCTTCATCGAGAGTTTGCTGAGTTGATCACCGGTCCCGATGCGGAGAAGTGGCAATCCGAGAACAGGGAGCTATCGCGTCTCGCGCTAGACGCGATTGCTCGCACCAGACAGCAGCGCAAACGCGATCACGCTTAGAAGGAAAGCGATCATGTCGCTACCGCTTGTCACGATGCAGCCGCCCTCCGGTCAGGCGCCGACGCAAGTTCATTTGCCTGACGGCTCGCTCGTCACACCGAATGCCTCCGGTCAGGTCTCCGTCGAGTCTCGATTCGTTGGGGTGCTGATCAACGCCGGATGGTCGATTGTGGTGCCTGCCAGCACTACCCACGTTCCATGAATCGAAAAGGAAATATCGATGGACGACAACATCAAAGAAATCTTCGCCGTGATGCGCCTACGTCTCACCGCGCCAGTTCCGCGTCAGTGCATCATGTTAAGTGATGATGCTGGAATCATCGCGATGGATGACGCGATTTATATCGGCGTCCCCGATCGCAGCGTTTTTGGCCTCGAGGCCAGCGGGTGGGAATTCGTCAAATTATATGTCCCGAACCACGGCGCGCCGTTCACCTTGACCGATTTACTAGAACCGCCCGCGACCTCCACGGTGTTGCTTTCGCCCGTTTAAGCCGCGCCGGACTGGCGAGCTTCTGGGCTCGCCCTTGCTATTTCGCAGCGCGCGCACCGTCCCCCACGCGCTGCTGCCGGCAAGCTCAGCACGGACGTACTGCTGATCTTGTCGGCCCCAATCCGTGCAGGGGTCTTTCCCACGGCCAACGCGGGTCGTGTCCCAAGGCCGCCACCGTTCCCTGCACGGCGCTTCGTTGGCGGTGGCGGCCATCGCGTCAAAGGAGAAACGACGATGAAGATTGATGCAGCACTACATCAACGTCTTGCCGGTCCGGTTCGATCCGGCTCGGCGCTTGCCCGCTACCTCTGCCGGCCGGTTCCCGGCGCGGTGATCCGCGCACTCACCAATGTCATGACAACCGCAACCGGTGTCGCGATCGTGGCCTCACTGCCGCAGTTCTATCTAATCGAGAATGGAAAGGAGAACGACGATGTCTAAAGCGACAATCCGAACCGTTGATGATGGCGCGACAAGCCCAGCATCCGCCGAACTCACCACGCGCCCCGGCGACGAAATCACCGTGAAGGATGCCGATGGCCGGTCCATCACGGTGCGCCGGCTCTCTGTGATAGAAGATATGCACCTCCTCAAGGTGCTTGGCGAATTCAACGCCAGCTACTTCGGATTTTGTGCTCAGGTCGCCCGCGTCTGTACGATCGGTGGCGATCCGATTCAGATGCCGAACAGCGAGCGCGAGATCGAGGTCATTGCAAAGCGCCTTGGCCGCGCTGGAATCGCGGCTATGAACGAGGCCATCGCAAAATCGATTGAGGACGACAATGAGAAGGTCAAAGAGACCGTGGGAAAGTAGCTCACAACGCGGCCTTTCGCGAGGTGGTCGCGTTGACCACAGCAAACGGATCCTCCGGCGCGCCGTGGGAGTTAGTCAAAACCATGGATCAGATCGACCGTGCCGCGTGGTTGATCGTCATGGGTGAATTACAGGGCCGCAAATTCGACTGGTCCGGCTGGTGCTGGCGGGAGGAGAGATGATCGAGTTCGACGAATTCGCAAAACTCCTCGCCAGTGCGGTCCCTCGCGTGAAGGCTGATCTTGCACGCGATGCCGAGATCATCGGTGAGGCTCAGGTCAAGATCGCGAAGGAAATGATCGGCCACGAAAATGACGGCTGGGCGCCGCTTGCGGCATCCACCATCGCGGATAAGAAACGCAAGGGCTATGCGGTCCCGGCGCCATTGCTCCGCGATGGCACCATGCGCGAGAGCATCGAGTCCAAGGTCGAGGCCAACGCCACGGGCGTGGAGATCGATGTCGGGTCCGATAGCAAGATCGCGCTTTATCAGGAGATCGGCACCCCGACGATTCCACCGCGGCCGTTCCTCGCGACCTCCGCAGTGAAGGTGATCCCACTGGCGGAGAAGACGCTCGGCGAAACCGCTGTTGCGGTGCTGACCCCGCCAACAGGAGTCCGATGATGCCAACCACCAGTTTTGAAGTCGGTTCAGTATTCACCATTGTTGACCGGGCCAGTCCCGTTATTGAGCGGTTATCGCGCGAAATGCGATTGCTGGCAGATCTCGCGGCGACGACGAAAAAAGGTCTCACCTCAATCGGCCGCACCAGCTTTGCTGGACTCGAGACATCGCTCAAAAAGCTCGGCGATCAGGCCGTCGCCACGGATACCAAGATCAGCGCCGCGCTCGGCGGTCTCACCCGTGGCACCGATGCCGCAATCGCTAGCGTGTCGCGGCTGGCGCGCGAGTGGGAGGCCGTTGGCATCGCCGCCGCGGCGGCATCCCGCGCCGGATCGATGGCGGCCCCGATGGCCGCCGCTGGTACTGTCGCGGCCGGCGGCAGCCGTCGTCATCCGCCGGGCTTCATGCATTACCAGTCATCAGGCATGCACGTTCCCGGCGGTCATGTCCGCATGGGTGGTGGCGGTGCCGCGCTGGCTGGGGCCTCGATTGTTGGCTACGGTGCCTATGAGGCCGCCCAAGTCGACGACATCATTGCTCAGGGTACCTTCCATCTCGGCAAGAATGATCCCGCCACGCGCCAGAAAATCCGGGGTGCCGTGCTCGGCGCGCTCGGCATGGGTTTCAGCCTTCACGATATCGGTGAGGCCACTCAAAACGAGCTACGATTGTTCAAGGGCACGCCGGGCGGCGGACTTGATGTTTTGCCGGAGATGTTGCGCTCTGCCGGCACAGAGGCCCGGCTGAAAGGATCGAGCCTCGGTGAGTCGATGTCGTCGTTCGTCGGTCTGGCGCATATGACCAAGCAGTACTCACCGGAGCAGATCAAGCAGCTTGCGCCGTTGTTCGGCTTCCTCTCCACCTCGACACCGATGAGCTTGCCGCAGATCGAGCGGAGTTTCAGCTACGCCGTGCCGATGCTGCAAAGTGGCATGGGTATCGATCCCGCCGAGGCCATGTTGTACGGCGTCGCGATGCAGCGCGCCGGCGTCACGAACAGCAAGAGCGGCACCTGGACCCGCGAGATGATGACCCGCGCGATGCCGGGCACCTCGCTGATCTCGAAAATGGCTTTCAAAAAACATGAAGCCGCACTCCGCAAATTCGGATTGGTCGACGATGCCGGCAAGCCGACGTGGTTCGTCGACGACAAGCCCAACATGGAGAAATTCCTCGAGATCGCCGGCGGCGCCTATGAAAAGCTGCCGCTTGCCGAGCGTGCCGCCGATGCCAAGGCCGCCTTTGGCGTCCGCGGTGCCGGCGCCCTTGGCGTGCTAGCCGATCCCGCCGTTCGAAAACAGGTCCAGGAGCTGCGGAAAGAATATCCGCAATTCAAGGATCAATACGGTCAGTTCTGGCAGACCTATCAGCAGAACTCACCAATGCAGCAGGGCCGCGCGACCTGGGGCGAGTTGCAAAAAGTCCTGATCGGAATCGGAAGTCAAACACTGCCGGGCGTTGTCGCGGCGCTCAAGACGTTCGAGAGCGCGCTGAAATCTATTCAAGGTGTAATGCCATCAGCACCGAAACAGGGCTCGCAGGGAGCCGCGCTCGGCGGCGGAATGATGATCGGCGCCGGTGCCGGCGCCATCGCCGGTGCCTTCGTCGGTCAACCTATGATTGGTGCCGCCGTCGGTGCCTTTCTCGGCGGCAAGGCCGGCGATACCGCATGGATCTGGAATCATGTTTTCAGCGGCTCGGAGAAAGGTGCCAAGGAAGGCGCGCAGGAAGGCGCCAAGGCCGGCGCGCAAAAGGGCTCGGAAGCCGGTACAGAACGCGGCGCCCGGAAGGGCATCACGGAAGGTCTACAGAGCTTGTTCGGGCTGATCGGCTATCGCGGCGGTGCTGGTGCCAGCGGCGGCGGCCTGATCCGCGCCAGCTACGTCACCAGGGGCGATGATGATGCCGGTGGCGGCGGCATGGGTGGCACCGGCCTGATTCCGCGCGGGGCCAAGCTGCCGGCCAATGCCGGCCATTTTGCTACCGATGGCATCGGTTCCGGTCTCAACGGCTCGGCCTTCCTCGCTGCACGCCGCGCGCGCTTTCGCGATGAGATCGCCAACACGCCGGGGCTTCGCGATCGCGTTCTCGGCATGATGCTTACGGAAGGCACGGCTCAGGCCAGTGTAGAGAGTCTGTTCAATCGTTCGGACGTCGCCGGGCGCACTATCGACAGCATGGTGACCGGCAAATTCTATGGCCCGATCCGGCATGGCAAGTTGCCCGGCGCAATTGCATTGATCCATCGCGATCCGAAACTGCGGGCGCGATTGAATGCTCAACTCGAGGCCGCACTGAATGGTTCGCATATCATCGGCGGCTTTACCGATCAGGGCATGCCGACCGATCCGAACGGCCACCTACGGCGGCCGGGTTTCCCCTATCTGCATCTCGGCCCCAACGCCATCAAGGGCAACGACTTCACCGACTGGGAAGGCGTCGGCCGAAAGCGCGCTGAGGCCTATCGCCACTTCATCGAGCGCGGCTTATCAGGCGAGTCCCGATCGCTGGTGCCGGAAGCTCCGCTGCGTCCGACCGAGATACACATTCACACCACCACCACCCTCGATGGCCAGACCGTCGCCCGCAACTCGATGAAGCACATCCTCGGCGGCATGAACGGGCCGGCGAAGGGCGCGCGAACGCCGGACTACTCATCGGCAAGACCGGTGGCGATATGACTGAGAAGAATCGGAGGCACCGCCGCTCGGCGGTGCTGGTGCCGGGAGATGTCATCATCGCGTTGCGCGCCGAGGCCATGCGGCGCGGTGATGATGTCGAGACGTTGGTCGCTGGCCTGCTACGCCAGATCGTTGCTGATGATCTATTCGCCGCAGTGCTCGATCAGTGATCATCATCGCCTAAATCACCATCATGGTGAGACATCACGCGCTTGACGATTTATCGCAGCGGTGAAAGGCTCTCCCCGCCAATCGGCAGGCTTTCGCAGAGTCGTTTTCTCAAATGGAGACCAACACCACCGAGAAGCAGCATTCGTGCTGCGGCTCAACGGACTGTCACGTCTTCAAAAGGAAAACTGCGATGAGCAATGGTGATCTGGATATCAAGCTATTCGAAATGATCGAGTGGCGCGCGGCGCTCCGCCGCGAGCGCAATGAAGCGGACCGCCTTTCTGTTCAATCAGGCAACCACAAACTACGTGCAGCGCACCGTGCCCGCCTCGATGTCTTGAACGATGATCTCGCGGCGATCGAGCGCATGATCGCAACGGCAGAGGTCGAAACAATCGATGGCTTGAAAGCCAAATGCGAGATGCTATCCGGCGAAACCACTTTCTGCGATGCAGACGAATGGATCATGATCGCATTCGCCCTTGGCCGTGATGCCCAGCGCCTTGGCATCGATCCGGCCATTTGCTTTCCGCCGTTGGCCCGGCGCTACCGCGACGGCGGCTTCGCGCCATCTCAGCGCGACGTCGATGGCTTCACCAAGACCGCGCGCGAATTCCTTTCGCGTGCTGCGGCCTGATCTGATCTCGACCACAATAAGGAAGGCCCGCCGGTGGCGGGCCTTTTTGTCTAGCGAGCGTCACGCATTTATCTAGAGCGTCGGGCGTTCATTTGGAATCGTCATGCGAGGGCTTGACCCGCGCATCCATCAAAAAACAAGAGTATCTTCAAGAGGATGGATTGCCGGGTCAAGCCCGGCAATGACGAACGGTGACACTCTTGATCGCCCAATGCTCTAATCGTCATGATGCCAGCCGCGGTGCCAACCGTTGTCGCGTCCATGATAGTCGCGCGGTCCATAGTCACGGTCTCTGTAGTAGCGATAGCGTGGCCTCTCGTAGCCATCCCCGAAGTAAGCGCGCGGACGATACGCCCGGTCATAATCCGGACGATGCCAGCATCGGCCCCATTCGTTACACACCAGACGAACCTGATCGACGCCAGACGCGGTTGGCGCGGCCGAGCCGCTCGGCATTGCATTCGCTCCGGTCGCAGCGAGCATTCCCAGAGCAGCAGCGGACACAAGAGCGAGAAGTGATTTGCGCATAGAAGCCTCTATCGTTTTCCAATGCACATTACTGCCTCTTGGATATGGGCGGTTCCATGGCGGCCAACCAGGCCCAAGGCTACCCAGATCCGATTGCTCGCCAGTACGCCGCATCCAGTCAGGCTGTATTCATAATTCATCGGCAACATGCGATTCTGGATTTGAAACTCGGGGCAGGAATCCTCCAATGAACGTCACCAGAATTTCAGCAATCGGGCTATTTATCATCGCCGCCTCGCTGGCCGGGTGTGCGAACCAGCAGCAGCAACGGACCGCTACGGGTGCGGTCCTCGGTGGCGCGACAGGCGCGCTACTCGGTCAAGCTATCGGAGGTAACACCGGCAGCACCCTCATCGGCGCCGGTGCCGGCGCGCTGCTCGGCGCAGCCGTTGCAGATTCAACCAGTCCACGCCCGAACGGCCCACCGATGTGCCGCTACCGCGCTCCGGATGGCCGGATCTATGTCGCCGAGTGCGATGAGCGATATTATCGCGGAGGATATTGATCAGCGTTGTGGACGCGATCGGGCGCGCAAACGATCACGCCGAACAACCGTCCCGCCGAATATGTCGGCGGGCTTCCGTTTTTTGGCCAAGCGGTGCCCGGCTACGCAACCGGCAACCGCACCTTCTCTGATCAACGTTCCTCAATTCCCTTTCGAGTTTCATGATCGTTGATCCAGACACTCATAAAAACGCCGCCACCGTCGCGCGTGAATGCCTGACACTCAATCCGGGCGTTGACCACGTCGATGTCGGCCATTTCCGTTGCCTCGTTAATAGCGTCTTGGCGGCATTTTCGGAGAGCCTGATCGAGCACCGCGGTATCGACACCGGTAACTGCATGGCCGGCTTTTGCAACAATCGTGAACCACCAGTTATTAGGAAACGCGTTTCGGTCCCAGCTTGTGGATATGCCGGTCAGACGATGCGAGGTGCAACTGAGCGTCATGCCGGGGTCTTTGAAGAACACGGCCATTCCCGACGGAGAATACTTGTCGAATTGAGCTCCGACCTCTTGAACGATTCGAGCGGTAATCTCCTTGCATTCGGCGCTGTCCACCGGCCGGAATTCAGCATTTACCGGACCGAGCGACATCAAGGCGGCAGCGATCAGACTGCCCATGCACAACGCTATTTTCATTACTCGCCTCAGATGTTGATCCGCTGAGTTTCTCTGTTCCGCCCGAGCTGTCGAGACAGCAAACGGCTTTCCACTTCACGATTGTGCGTAAAATCTACCGCAAGATGCTCCCGTGTCCGCGCTCGTCGCAATGCCTAGGACGCTCACGCCAGAACTCCACCGCGGTCATGGCGCCACTGCCGGCCACCAATCGAGGCAAACCCACGTTTGAGTGACTAGACGTGGGTTTGCGCGTGGAATGGATTAGAAAAATCAAAAATTATCAAACGATTTCAATATTATTCGACTGACACCCCTTCCGCCAGTTGCGCCCGGCAATATGACATCCGTGCGGAAGCAGTGACCAGGCGAAATCGCCGCATGAACCGAACCGCATCGCGACCCCGGTCACTTCCGAAATGTCTTGATCTCGGAAACGCTGCCGTCGCGATAGGTCAATTCCACCGAGACCGATTTGGTCGCGCCCGGCAGTTTCAAATAAGGCTGCGCTTCATGCGGGATCGCGTGAGGATCGCGCATGTCGCACGGCGGCATCTTGAGCACCTTGTCCGGCATTGTGGAGTCGATGCCGATCCGCACTTCGCGAATGGCGCAGCGATACGACATCAGGTGCGTATAGTAGACCAGCAGCCCGTTGAACTCGCGGAACGAGAGCCAACTTGTCGACGTCATGTCGAGGATCTTGCGCTGATCCCTGACCAGCGCGGTTTCCGGATCGAAGCGGATCGGAAACGGGCCTTGCATTTCGCCGGTGATATCGACGTAGCGCACCATCAGCGTGCCGGCCGGTGCGTCGGCGGGCAATTGAATGGAGGGATTCGGCATCCGCTTGCGGGTGCGCGGATCGAGCGTGTCCATGAAACCGGTTTCGCGAAACGCTCCCTCCTCACCCATACGCCATGAAATCCCCAGGGTTGGATCGGCGATGGAGAACACGACCGTCCAGCCGCCGTTGTGCCGCGAGAAGCTGGCGATCGGCGCATTCACCGATTCCGCCACGTTCGGCAACGGTCTCTGGACCGGCGGCAGGGCAGCCACCTTGGTCTCGCTGAGTTTCGTCTCGGTCGCCTTGGCCTGTGCTGCGCCGGCTTGCTGATCGTTGGACGCGCGGCCATTGAGGAAGACATCGTCGACCATCTGATCGAAATAGGCCGGGATCTGTTTGTGGTTCACGGACTCCGCCATCTCGCTGACGGTCCGCCGCGTGCGCTGCGCGATCTGGACGAGATTGGCGCCGGGCTGCGCCAATTCCTTGATGAAGACCCGCGTGAAAACCGAGTTGGGATCGGTGTCGGAATTGGAGAGACGGTCGAGCGCGGTTTGCTGCGGCCCGGCGGAAAAGATCGAGAACGCCCCTTCAGGCAGCGAAGCCATCGCCGCCAGTCCGCCGCGCCCCGCCAGCGCGCGAGTCCCTTTCCGCTCGAACGGGTTGTTGCGGCAGGCATCGAACACCAGGATCGCGGTGCGCGCGCCACGATTCTGCAACCGCTCGACGACTCGATCCGCGAGAATCGAGGAGTCACGCACCAGTTCTTCCTGCCCCGCGATGGCAGCCGGAATGTCCGTCGGCAGCAGATAGTTCTGGCCGGCGATCTCGAAGCCATGACCGGCGAAGAAGAAGAATGCGGTGTCGCCTTGCTCCACGGTGTTGTCGAAGGCCAACAGGCTTTCAGCAAATCCCTGCCGCGTCTGATTCTCGGCGACCATCACCTCGAAGCCGAGCTTCTTCAGGGTGCCTCCCATGGCGCGGGCGTCGTTGACGGCCTTTTGCAGCTTGGGGACATTGCGGTAGTCATTGTTGCCGATCACCAGCGCGACGCGTTTTTCGGCAAACGCGGGCGTCGCCATAGCTGTCAGCAATGCCACGGCAATGCCAAAGAGCACGCTGGCGCAAATCGATCGCGATCGCCTCACCGGAAAATCCCCATTCCATCCGGCTCAATCAGCCGGCTTCGGTCAGTGTCACCAATAGTCGCCGGGTGTTTCGGTACGGTTCATCGTCTCATACCATACCGGCGGCGGCGCATGGCGGGGGCCGGAAATCACCCGTCGAGGCCGGTTATGGCATCCGAATTGACGGTATTCCGGCATAAAATCCCATATTTGCATTGACTTTGGCCATTTCGCCCCTATCTTCCGCCCCGATGCGGCCCGGTATCGAAGCGCGATATCTTGGTAAGCCGCCCGATCGCGTCATTTCCGATCCCCGTGCAAAATTGCGTGCCGCTCCGGGGTCGAGCGCGATAGTCCTTATCCGAGAACCCAAGCGGCGGTTTCGACCAGAGGCTCAATGTCTTTTTCCAATCTCGGCCTGTCCGACAAGGTGCTCGCCGCCGTGGCGGGTGCCGGCTACACG